CCGCAGCATCAGTCGCGGAGTGGCCGACGTTGCCGAGGGCGTGGGCGAAGGTGACTGTCGGGATGGTGACGCCAAACAGGCCCGCGACCAACCCGCCGATGAAGTTGACCACCTGGACGGCAAACTGGACGATCTGATCCATGTTCGCCCGGATGGTGTTGGCGATGCTTTCCACGAGTTGCGACAGATACGGCGCGATGTTGCCGAGGATTTGCGTGCCCAGGCCGGTGATCGTCTGATCGAGCCGGGTCTTGGTGCGCGCCCATTCCTCGGCTGAACGCCGCGCGGCCTCGGACATGATGAGGCCCGCGCTCTGTGCGTCGCTCGTCAGCGTTCGAAACTGCGCATCCGTGAGTTGGAGCAAGTCGGCAAGGTCGGCGCCGCCACGTCCTAGCAGGTCTTGGGCCGCAGCGGTGGAGAGCATCGCCGCGCCTGTGCCAGATATGGCCTGACGCACGTTGTTGAAGATGTCGTAAGCCGAGAGGAGTTGACCGTTGGTATCGCGTGTCGCAATCCCGAAGCGGGTAAACCGCTGCTCGTTGTCGATCACATAGCGGGAGAGACGCACCAGGCCCGTCGTGAGACTGTCGGTGCTGACATTGACGTATTTCGCCGCAGCGGCGAGGGCGGATGCCTGCTCTGCCGTTACGCCCGTCTTGTCGGCGATGTCATCGACGACCTTGGCCCACGCTTCACCCTTGCCGATCAGATCGGGGATGATGCGAATAACTGAGCCGATAGCTCGCTCAAGGGCATAGAACGAGCCGATGCCGATACCGATGCCCATGCCCTGGAAGACGGCGTTCAGCCGCTGAGAGGCACCCCGGAGATGGCCGAAGCTTCTTTCAACTCTGCCAGCGGCCTGACCCAGACCACCCAGCGACCGCGAGATTTGGCCGGCTTTGCCACTTGCCTGATCGACCAGTTTTACGATGATCCCGAGTTCTTCTTGTGTTGTCATTTTAGCCCTCGGGTGGTGTAGTGATGATCTGGCCGAAACCGACGCCGGTACTGCCGTCCGCAGCCTTGCGCGCAGTGCGGCCGGCGCGCAGCTCGATCAGCGCCTTGACCACGTCCCACGGAATCTGGTTCTCGTACTCGTCGTAGGTGATGCGGTGGCCGAGGTGGTCGAGCAGCAGCGCGTCGGTGAGCGCGTCGTCATCTCCGGTCGGCTCTTCAAGACCCCAACCGACGCGCCATGCGTGGGAGTGCCCGGCGGGGTCGGCGGGGTTATCCGCCGGTTCGTCTTCCGCCGGCCTCAGGAGTTTGGGAACTGTGGCCCGAGCTTCTTGTCGATGTGCTCCCAGAGCTCTTGAAGTTCATCGGCGGCGGCGGCCTCGAAGCCCTCCACGCTCTTGGGCAGCACCTCGCCCTTCTTGTCGGGTGCCTCGAAGTTCCACGCCTCCAGCAGCAGCGCCATCGCGTCGAAACGGAAGCCCCACATATTGGCGTCAAGCGGGTCAGACGGGGAGAGGTTCTTGCGGAACAGACGCTCCAGCGCCTTGACCTGGCCGCCGGTCAGACGAGTGTGCATATCGGCCCACCGGCCACCCTTGAGCTTCTGTCGTTCGACTACTGGCATGGTGAAACCTGCCCCTTCTAGGTATGGTGAAACAGCCGGCCATTGACGCAGGCCGGCCCGCGCCCTACCGCTACGGCAGGGTGCTCAGATCGTTGACTACGGCAACGCGCCAATCGCCTCCGAGCGTCGTGTCATAGACCGACTCGCCCTTGACTTTGATGACCACGAGGCCATCCTGTTCGCCGAAGGGTGCTTCGGACCACGGCCCGTACCAGTCGATGGTCAGGCTCTTGGTTGTGGCCGGGCTTGACCCGGCGATGGATGAGCCGTTGACCACCAGCCTGATCTTGCGGTCGGTGTCACCCGTGAAGGCGACGTACTCCGTCGTGTCGGTGAAGGCCAGCGTCGCCTCGAACGAGGCGGCGACAGTCTCGCCGCGGTAGGCGTCGCGCGGGTACTTGTTGCCGTCGAGCGCCCAGAACTGCTTTTGGCCCGTGGGGAGCTCGAAGCTGAAGTCCAGGACGTTGTAGACCTGCGTCGTGCCGATGGTGGTGGAGTCGATGTACGCGACCGCGGTGGCCGTGTTGATGACCTCGACCGTGCGCAGTGACAGGTTCGACGTGAGCGCCTGCGCCACGGCACGCTGGCCGAGGTAGTCGACGGTCATGCTGGCGGGCTTGCCGACGCCACCCTCGATGCGAAACCGCGTCCCGATGGCATAGGGCACGGCGTAGGTCTGGGTATCCCCGGCAACTTCCCAGGTCACACTCTGGAGCGTGTTCGAGGATGCCGCTACGCCGGTTGGGCCGAAGACGTAGCTGTACGCGGTGACTGCGGTAGGCGAGCCCGCCACGCTGCCCCGCGCAAAACCCTGAAGGAACCACGGCAGGTCTTCGTAGGTCGGCACGGCTGTCAGGCCCTGCAACTCCACGAAGTGCTTGAACTGGTAATCGTTGCCGTAGTTCTTGATGAGCGAGCCGCGCTGCTCCTGCGGATACTCGCGCTCCATGTGCTGGACGAGATCGCCCGAGAGCAACGGCTGGACGCGCGTTGCGGCTTTGATGGTGCCGGTCGGTGCTTCGATCGCGGCCTGCCACTTCTTCAGCGGCACCCTGCCTGTGATCGGCATAGCTAATCCTTCCCTGACTTGGGCGGCCTAGGGCCGTCTGTGACCGCCGGAGTGCCGGGCGGGGGTGTGGTGGTGAAGGCCGGAGGCTGATACGCCAGCAGGCGCTCGGCCTCGGCCGGGGTGCAATCGGTGACTACGGCCGGGACGCCGTCGATGAACGCCTTGCCGGTGGGGTAGAGCCGGACCTTGCTCATTTCTTCAGTAGCTCCTTGCCCACCCTCGCGGCGAGGGCTCGGGCACTTACATGCCGCGCAGCGCGGGCGATGAATGGATTGCGCTGCGCGCCGGGGTGGGCGACGCTGGCAACGACGATCCTGCGGCCACCGATGGTGAAGGACAGCGCGCGGGCGTTCTTCGGGCGGATCGGGTGTGGCTTGGTGCCGCCGATGACCATCGGCGCGTAGAACGTCCGCGCCTTCACGCTGAAAGCGACCACCTCACCGGGCCTGGTGCGTAACTTGCGCGCTGTGGTGGCTTTCTTCATTTGGCCCGGTGTCTTGCCGTGGCCCTTGAACCGCTCTTCCGCCTTTACAGCAGGAACCACCCGCTCCTCAACGGTTCTACCCACAGCGAGCGTGGCCTTGCGCCTGAGTTCCGTACCCGATAGTCCCTTGACACGCTTCAGCGTTGAGGCCAGGCCGGTCAGTTCGATGGTGAGCATCAGACCGTCCGGCTTACCGTCTCCCACGTCTCGACGCGGAAGGTGAACTCGGCGCCGAAGACGGTCTCGCCCGCGTATTCGAGGTCGTGCACCTTGAAGCTCGGGATGTGGGAGTGCTTGACCACTGACGTATAGCCGAGGTCCAGGTCCGTCCGCGCCGCCACGCGCAGCGCCTCGATGATGCTGTCGGTGAGCGCGATGGCGTCCGTGATCGGGCCGGGGCGCTGCACCAGGAGCACGCAGTTGATGTCGGTGGTGGTGAACTCCTGGTCGCCGAACGAGGCGTCAATGTCCATCGACTCAATGCCGAGCACCTTGACAGCGGGCAGCTCACCCAACCCTTCGAGATCGGTGCTGGTAGATGAGTTGACGCCGCTGACAAGGAACTTCGTCGCGGCGGCGGCCTTGATACCCGCCCAGTTCGCCATCTTAGTACGGGCTGCCGATCACGAAGACCGGCTTCCAGGCGTAGTGCTCGATGGTCCGCAGGTCGCGGATGTCAAACAGGCGCGAGATCATTGCCACGCCCGTCTCTTCGCCGCCCGCGGTGTCGTGCTGACCCGTCTGCCGCCCGTTGAAAGCCCTGACCACGGCGACCTCTGCCACTTCGGTGAGATCGGCCGGGATGGCTGCCCAGCCGAAGGTGCCAGTCAGCCGCACGTTGGCATAGCCCGGCGGGAAGTACGGCGTGGTGGTGCTGGAGCTCGGGATGTCGGACATCCAGACTTCGGTGAACGGCCAGCCCGGTTCAAGCTGGTACGCGGCGGGGCGCAGGAAGAAGTCGCCCGCTGCGACCTCGGTGAATGAGCCGCCTGTGGTCGTGGCGGTTTCGAGCGTGGTCAGTGTGCGGATGCCGCGCGGGACGATGAGCAGACGCCCATTCTCTAGGGCATCGAAGCCGTCGAGCGTGTAGGTCAGGGTGGTGTCCGGCCCGATCGGTCGCTTGGTCTTGCGCTCGATGTACTCGTTGGCTTGTGTGCACAGGCCCGACACGATGGTGTGGTTGATCGCGGTCACCGTCGTGGTGCCAAACAGGCGTGTCTCCACGTTCGAGGCGACGGCATACGATTGAGCGGCCATGCGGCCTCCGAAGAGTTAGACTAGGGCGGTGACACGCACGTTTGATCGCGGCGTTGATATCGAAACCGCAGGGGACCATGAACTGGAGTTCGAACTCCGAGAAACGCTGGAATACCTAGCGGACGACCTGCGGGTGTGCGGACGGGGCTATCCGTCCCCACGCTATGAGACGTTGCGGGCGATCATCCGCGAGCAGGAGCGCCGGAAGTTTCGCTACGCCGCAACCGCCTCGCGCTGGTAGCCGAACAGGTCCAGGAACTCCGAGGCGGCGCGGTCCCAGGTGAAGCGCCCCGCGACGTAGCGCGCACCGGCAGCGCCGATCTCCCTGCGCTTGGCGGGCTTGTCGATCAGGTGCTCGACGGCTGCGCCGAACTTGTCCTCGTCAACCAGTGCCCAGTTGTGGGCGTAGACGTTGACAAAATGGGCTCGGGGCGGGATGAGAACGGCGCCGGGACCGACCGCCTCTGGCCCCGCGGCGAAGTCTGTCGTGACCACCGGCACGCCGCACGCCGCGGCTTCAGCCAAGGTGAGGCCGAAGCCCTCTGCCATTGTCGGGCTGAGGTAGATGTCCGCAGCGTTGTAAAGGACATTCAGTTCCCCGTCTGTCAGGCCGCGGAAAGTGTCATGCGCCTTGGTGAGCTTGACCTGCGGATGGCCCCAGCGACCCTCGTGGATGAACGCGCCCGGCAGGTGGCTGATGAGCTCGGCCATCTGGCCGCCCTCGTCCTGCGGTGAGCAGTGGATGACCAGCACCACGTCGGGATGGCGGGTCAGGATCGGGCCGACCGCATGGAACAGCGCAGGGTAGTCCTTGCGCAGCACGAACCGATCGGTGCGCAGGAGCACCGTCCGGCCGGGCACACCCACCGCCGCCTTCGCGGCGTCCTTCGACGCGATGCTCTGGCCTTTGAAGTTGCCGGGCGTTCTGGGTGTGATCTGGAAAAAGCCGTCCGAGACGCCGTGCGGCACCATTGGAACGGGCTTACCAAGCAGTTCCTGAAGTTGCGTCTGGCCGAACTCGCTCATGGCGACTGGCGTGATCGTCTCCCAGATACTGCGCCAGAACGGCGGCAGGTGGTCGCCTTCGATGGGAACGTAGTTGAACGTCGGCACGTCATTGAACGCACCCTCGGAACGCACGATGCGTTCGACCATCGCGCGCGGGTCAGCCACCACCAGAACGCAATCGGGCTTCCAGCCCTGCCACGCACGGATCATGCCGCGGATGGCGGGAGCGGTCAGGTTGTAACCCATGCCGTCGCCCGCGGCCTGTGCGCTGATCTTGAACGGCGAGAGCGGGTCGGCGTCCATCTCGCGCAGGACGTGAACTACGTCGTCTGTCGAATTCTCTTGCTGGAGCAGGCGCATCGCCTCGCCGAGTCGGTCGCCCCAGTTGATGGCGATGACACGAATGTCAACGCCAGCGTCGTAGAAGCGCCGTGTGAGTTCGTTGCCGACCCTGCCGAACCCGGTCTGGGCGAAATCGGAAATGACGAGCAACTTCATCGCCATCCGCCCGCGATCAGCCAGCGTGTCTGTTGATGCGTTATCAACCGATCGGTCTTGAGCCGCGCAATCTCTGTGAGCAATTTCGGCGGGGGAACTGACTCGCCCCGTTTTTGGCGCGGCGTGACCTCGTTGACGAGGAGACTGGCGATTTCCTGCGGCAGTGTTCTCATGCCGCCACCGCGATCTCATAGCGCGCCATGTCCGCGCTGACCATCATCCGCACCAGTTGCGCGAAGTCGACCTCCGGCACCCAGCCCAACCCTTCCCGTGCCTTCGTCGGGTCGGCGCGGAGATGGTCGACCTCGGCCGGGCGATAGAACAGCGGGTCAATGGTGACGTGCTTGCGGTAGTCCAAGCCAACGTGGTTGAAGGCGATCTGCGCGAACTCACGCACCGAATGGGTGATGCCAGTGCCGATCACGTAGTCCTGCGGTTCGTCCTGTTGGAGCATGAGCCACATCGCGCGGACGTAGTCGCCCGCGAAGCCCCAATCACGCTCGGCGTCGAGGTTGCCAAGGGCGAGCGTGTCAGCGAGTCCGGCGGCGATCCTGGCCGCGCCTGCGGTGATCTTGCGCGTCACGAACTCCACTCCACGCCTGGGTGACTCGTGGTTGAAGAGGATGCCCGACGCGGCGTACAGGCCATAGGACTCGCGGTAGTTGACCGTCAAGAAGTGGCCGTAGGCTTTGGCTACGCCGTAGGGACTTCTGGGGTGGAAGGGCGTCAACTCGTTCTGCGGCTCTTCGCGGACCTTGCCGAACATCTCCGATGACGACGCCTGATAGAAGCGGATGGCGGGGTTGACCTGACGGATTGCCTCTAGCATCCGGGTCACACCCAAGCCGGTGATTTCCCCGGTGAGAACGGGCTGGTTCCAGCTCGTCGGCACGAATGACTGGCTGGCGAGGTTGTAGACCTCGTCGGGCTGCGTCACTCGTATCGCCTCGGTCAGCGAGACGGCATCCAGAAGGTCGCCCGCCACGATCTCAATGCGCCCCGCCAAGTGAGCTATTCGCTCATCTGTGACGGTCGAAGAGCGGCGGGTCATGCCCACGACGCGGTAGCCCTTGTCGAGCAGGAGTTCGGCCAGATATGAGCCGTCCTGCCCTGTTATGCCGGTTATCAGTGCCGTCTTCACGACAGTAGCCCCTGTATCGCCTCGGCCTCCATGTCGAAGTTCACGATCTCGCGGAAGCGCGCGGCGGCGTTCTCGCTGATCTGCCGGTGGTAGTCGTCGTCGCCGATCAGGCGGGCGAGGATGCCCGTCAGTTCGGCGCGGCTGCGCGTGTCGATGTCGAATGACGTGACGCCATCGACCCACAGCGGCCCGCCAAGCCGTGGCGCGTAGTACGACGCCCGCCCGACCACGGGCCGGCCGATGGCAAAGGCGTTGTGCAGGACGTGCCCGTAACCGTCGCCCCAGCCCTTCTGATGCCAGATGACACGCATGGCGCGCATCTCGTCGGCGATGTCTTCGGTGGTGGTGATGTCACCCGCGGCGAACTCATCGGACTCGACCGAGCCATAGCTGCCGTAGACGCGCCAGTCGAACTCGGACAGTGAGCGGGCGATATCGCGGAACTCGGCGTACCAGTCGCGGTTCTCGGCGAAGCACTGGATGAACGAGCCAATGGCCTTTGTCTTGGGCGGCCATTCGTGGCGGAAGGTGTCCAGGCTGAACTCCTGGTGGTACATGAGCGTTGGCACGCCGTGGTAGTTGAACACCTTGCCGATCCACTCCGGGCCGAAGCCGGGCAGCGTCGATGACGACAGGCAGAAGTCGGCGCGCGGGTCGATGGGCTGCGCCTCGTTGCCGATCTGGACGCCGTAGCGTGCCCCGGTTTCCCGCGCGAAGCGGTAGTAGCCGTCGTAGTTGTGCGGCAGGGACGTGAGCACGATGTCCCAGTCGACGGTGAGCGCATCATCGAGGGTGGTGCCCTTGATGAGCCGCGCGGGGTGCTTCGGGTCGGGGCTAATCGGACGGCCACCAATCCACTCCGGGTCGCCCCATACGCCGAGCAGGTATTGTTTGGCTACGGCGTCGCCGTGCCACGCCCGCTCGAAGCTCCAGTACTCGCGCTCGAACCAGTCCAGCCCGTAGGGGTAGTAGACCTGCGCCCCGAGCCGGTCGCCGAGTGTCAGCTCCAGACTCTCCATGAGCGCGTGGTGGTGCCGATCGGTAAAAATCAGGGGTCCGCTCATGCGGCGCCCAGGTAGCGAATGGCTGCGCGCAATCGCAGGATGCTGTCATTAGCCGCCCGCACGGTTGCCGGACTAGCCACTCGTTCGGCTTTGCGATGCGCACGGTGCCGCTTCTGGGCTTCCTGATAGCCAGCCGTCTGGCGATAACGGACGTACTTGGCTTGCCCCTTTGGACTAGTTTCATACCGCTTCTGGCGAACCTTCGCCTTTTCCTTCTGCTCCGGCGTGAGATCAGACCAGCGCGTCACAGGCCGCGCGCCAGCCGCTCACCGATCGCCCACGCGAAGCCCGCGAAGGCGATCAGCGCGAAGAGCACGCCGAGTACGGCCAGCGTTGCCAGACAGCCCCTCATTTCGTCGGCCCCTTTGCGAGTGGTTTCTTCTGTGGTGGTCGAAAACCGATCTGACGGGGCTTTCGCCGTTCCCTGAACCCCGTCTGTTCAGTGGGCCGTTGATAGGCAGAGCCAAGAGTCAGCGAACGCGGCTCTGGTGCGTGGGTGTAGATCGGCTCGCCGGGTGGCATTGACCAGAACTCGTCATCGCTCAATCGAGGTACGCCTTCCACTGGGCGCCCACGACCTCCGTCGAGAAGTTGGCGACCATGAACGCCCGTTGTTCATCGCTGATCTTCTGCGCCGCGACGGGCTCATCGAGCAGGTACTTGAGAACGGCTCGGGCATCGGCGGGATCATCGAAGCCGCCGAGTGGCACCAACTCCGGCGCCTCGAATAGCGCGGGCTGGTTCATCCACGACGCACCGATGGACACGACGGGGATGCCGGTCATCGCGGCTTCTATGAGCCCCATCGTGTACGGCGCGGGCTGCGTGCCGGTGTAGAGGTAGGCGCGGGCGTCGCGGAGCCATTGCTTCATTTCGGTGAACGTCACCTCGCCGGGTCCGTCGATGTCCTCAGAACCGGGCCCCAGCGCCGTGCGTCGTAGTCCGCGCGTCGCTTCATCCCAATAGCCGTAATTGGTCGCAGAACCCCTTTGGGCTAGGTGCTGCGTCACGTTGATGACGGAGGGCTTGCCGCCGACCCAGCCCGTCCATTCCTCCGGGTCGAAGCCAAGCCGGATCACGGCGTCGTGCCCGGCATAGAAGGGGAGGTTGGCTTCGTTGGGCGAGTAGGAGACTCGCTCCAGGCCCTGCGCGCGGTAGTAGGCCGCGGTGCGTTCGAGTTCGGCTGAGCTCTGGCCGTCACTGCGCCAAATGACGCGACCGCCCCACGCCTTCAGGCGGGGCCACTGCACGAACAGTTGAGGCAGGAAGTGGTGGTAGACCAAAACGTCGGCCCATTCCAGCGCCACGTCAGGGATGTGCCGCTTCGCGGCGTGTGTGTCCCGGCAAGCCTCGATGACTTCCGTTGGTCCCATCGGCACGTCGAGCGGCGGGCGTTTCGGATCGCCCGGATGGGCGGGGTCTAGGTATGCGCCCAGCGAGATGACCTCATAGCCCAGCGAGTGGTAGAGCGCGACACTCGCAGCCTCCTCCGGTGCGTGGTAGTTCGCAAAAAGAATCCGTTTCGCCACCGATTGCCCCTCGATGCGGTTTACTTGCGGACTGCCGTGAACAGTCCGATGAACTCCCCCGGTGACTCGTGCGTCACTGTCACCTTGTGCGTTGCGGCGAACAGCTCATGGATCGCCGGGAGCGGTCGGTCGTGGTATTCCCCCGTGATGTTGTCAAGATGCGCGTTCGCCTTCGGGTCAGAGAAGAACTCCCACTCCGCGCCCTCCGCGTCGGTCTTGACAAAGGCGAACTCTGCGATGCCGAAGCGGTCGAGGATGCCCGCCAGCGACACGACGGGGATGGTCACGGTGTTGCCACGTAGGCCGTGGCTGCGAAACAGGTTGCCGATGAAGCGGACCTGCTCGGCGTGCTGCGCCGAGACTCCGGGCACGTCGTAGTAGCCGTAGTGGAACTCGGTCGTTGAGCCGTGGTCCCTGCCAGCCGAGGCCGAGACGACGAACACGCGCTCGTTGAGGTTGAGGTATTCGACCGTGCGCTGGAGCAGCGCCGCGTTCTCTGGCACTGCCTCGATCGCAACGACCCTGCACATCGGGTTATCTATCGCCAGGGCAAGGGCGACTGAGCCGATGTGCGCGCCCACATCGAGCGCCCAGCCATCGACGTAGACGGAAGCCAGCCCATACTCGTCACATAGCGGTGCGCCGGGCGGCCAGAATGTGGAGTGGATCGTCGCGGCGTCGTTGGTGTCGGGCCGGACGTAGACCTGCGCGTGCTTGCCGCGCGGCGAGGTCACGTCGAGCAGGATCGCGTTGTCAGTCAAAGATCACCGTGACCGGGGCGCTGGACGTGGCCGCGACGGTCAGGCCGTCTTGGAAGATCGCGCCGTAGAACTCGTATGACTGAGAGGTCGCGGCAAGGGGGATGTAGGCGATGTTCGACGGCACGCTCTGGCCGATGGTCACGTAGTTGGGCGTGGCGCCGATGCTGAGTGAGTCAGCGATGACGAGCGTCCCGCTGGCGGCACCAGCCGTGACGCTGTATAGCTTGCCCGACCCAGACTTTACGTTCGTATTCGAGCCGAGTGCCACGAAGGCGTACTGAGGCATGGTGTGCTCCGGGGAAGGGGAGGGGCCGGATCACTCCGGCCCCTCCTGGGGTTCACAGAATCTCAAAGTCCACGGTCCAGGGGCCCCCAGCGGAGCTGGCGTCGCCTGTTTCGTCGTACCGCCCGATCACGTTGACCGGGTTCGGGTCCGAGAGGGTTCCGAGCATCAGCGACGAGCTGGGATACGCTTGGAGGTTCCCATTCGTGGAGACGTTGTACTCGGAGATGAACACGCGCTCGGCGGTGTTGCAACCGACCGAGATGCGGGCTTCGGTACCAGCATCTGAGTCGATCGTGCCGAGCACGCGCATCGACAGGATGGTTGATCCTGCCGGGAGCGTGAACAGCGACGCGTTGCTCGTCGTTGAGCGCGTGATGTTGGCCGTGTAGTGGCGCGCGACCGCGCCCTCCGGGCGACCGCTTTCACCGATTGTCGACATGGACGTAACCCTTTCTGCTAGCTAGCTAGCTGGCTACGCCCGGATGCCGGTGATCAGCGTGACGGCGGCCGGCTGGAGCAGGACGAGGGATGACCGCGAGATGGCCCGGACGGCCAGTTCATCGGTGTTGAAGTACAGGTGCTCGCTGAACGCCACCTCGACGCCTGCGCGTTCGAGGATGAAGACCTGCGAGCTGTCGCCGACGATCGCGGTCGAGCAGTCGGTCGAGGAACCAGCCGTCTCGGTGATCGTCAGGTTGGTCGTCTTGAACGCCGGGAGGTAGCCCGCGACCATCAGGTCAGGAGCACCCGGAGCGCCACCAGCCAGCGGCAGGCCCTGCGGCGTCCACTGGTAGCGACCAACGCCGTCCTTGCTCTTGCGCAGCGTGTTGAGCGTGCGCGGGTGAGCGATGACGAAGTCGGGGTTGGTGACGTTGGCGTTCTCCAGCAGGTAGACCGTCTCGATGAAGTCATCGTGCGTCACCGACCGGCCGTTGGTCCCGAGTGACGGGCCAGTGGTCAGGCTGGAGTAGTTGAGCAGGCCAGTGATCTGCGGCGTTGAGCCGGTGCCACGCAAGAACTGGATGTCCTGCTGGACGCCCAGGTCGCGGATGACGGTCTGGTTCAGGAACGCCGAGAAGGCAGGCTGCGCATCCGAGCCGAGCTCAGAGCTCCAGCGCCGGAAGGCGTACTGCTTCTCGATCACGATCTGCTGCGCCGCCAGCGTGGCGTCTGCGCTTGAGAGCGTGCCTGCCTCTGCCGCCTGCGAGGCGCCAGCGCGGGTTGTCTCACGCGGGAAGCGAACGATATTCGAGTTGACCTGCACGACGTTGACGCCGGGCACGCGCCGCACCGCAACCTGCGGCGTCAGCGCATAGGCGAACAGGTCCTGCCGGAACTCGGGCGGAACGAGCAGGCCGCCGGCGGTGCCGCCGGAGATCGACACGGTCAGTGACTCGGTCATCGCCTTGATGGCGGAGTCGACGCGGTCCAGTTCCTTGGTGGCCTCGCGCTCGCCCATGTATTCGAACAGATCGAGTGCTTCCTTGGCGGACTTGTACCAGAGCACGCCGTACTTGCTGAGGCCCCAGTCTTTCTTGGGGTCCCACAACTCGCGAGCGGCGGTCTGGACATCCTTCTCGAAGCCGGCGTTTGACCAGTCCTCGGTGCCCGCGGCCTTCAGGGCGCGGTCAAACGAGGGCAGTCCCCGGCGCTTGTGGAAGGCGGGAGCGGCGACCTTGGCGGCTGCCGGACGCGCTTCCGGGTCTACGGTGTTGGCTGCCTTGATGCCAGCCGCCACCGCGTTGGCGACCAGGCTTTCGACCTGATCGGCGGTGAGCATGGGTGTATCGCCCACGATGGGCTCCTTACTTTTGGGGTTGGGGGTGGCTGCGTCGGACTAGCCGAGCAGTTCCTTCGCTACGGCAACGGCCTTGGCCGATAGGCGGGCCTGGAGCGCATCGAGGTCGATGGCGGGTTCCGTCTCCGCGCTCTTACCGGCGACTGCCAGCAGCGGTGCGGGTTCGGACTTCGCCTCCATCTCTCCCATCGGCTCGCAGGACGCCCCGGAGGCTTTCGCTGCGTCGTGGAGGGCTTGGGGGGTTAGGGCGCCAGTCACGGCGCTGACCATTTGGGCCATCATCATCTGGCCCATCTCGGCCGTTGACATCTTGATTGCCTCGTCGGCCACGTCGGCAGGCTGCTCGGCGATCTGCTCGTCGGGCTCGCCTTCGGGCTCGGGAGGTAGTTCATCCTCGGCCGCCACGTCCTTGACTGCGTCTGGCGGTTCGGTGCCGATCACTGCAAGGTGGGCGATGGCGTCGGCACTCTTGACTTGATAGACGACGGCCTCGGGGTGGGCGGGGTTGGGCACGAGGGACCATTCGACCCACGGCCAGACCTGAATCTCACCCGACTTGGCGTTGATCTTGACAAGGTGATCCACCGCGCCCGACGACAGCGAGATCAGGCCCTCATCGAGCAGTTGCTTTATCTCGGCGGCGTACTCGTGGGCCTTGTCGATCTGGGCACGCAACCAGACGCCCTTGGCATCTTTCCAACTCTTGATCTCGCGGCCGATCACCGACAGGCCAAGGGCCTCATCGAAACCGTGGGCGTACAGGCCTGGACGGCCACCGTTCGGGAACCATGCGGCGGCATAGTCCCAATTCTTCTTAGCGGGGAAGTGGGAACCCGTGAAGTCGTTACCCCCGAGCGGGCCACCGACCGGCATGATGAGCCCTTCGATGAACCAGTCGCCGTCCTCTTCGATGAACTTGACGGTCGATGTCGTGGTCATAGCGGAACCTCGTTGAGCCGCGCGGCGATCTGGTCGGCAGACTCGCGCTGGCGGATGCCCTCGGCAAGGGCAGGGATTAGGGACTCGGGCACGAGCGCCCGCAGGACGGACGCATCATTGGACGCGATGTATGCCTTGACGGAGGCGTCGCGGTAGAGCTTGTCGGGCAGCGCCCGGCTGGCGGGCGTGTTGTATTCGGCAGGCCGCGCGGCCTGCTGCGCCGGGTCGGGCTTGAAGCGCGCCTCGTCGCCGCCATCGACGGGGCGCTCGCCGTAACGGGCGAGAGCGCGGTTGAGCGGCAGGCCGCGATCCACGAAGCCTAGGAACTGCTGCATATCCTCAGCCGGCGCAGCCCTCAGGGCTTCGATGCCGGAGTAGTCGTAGCGCACCCGGAGGCGCTTGCGCGTCTTGTCGAAGTCGGG